GGATGCCCATTACTGCAGGAGCACCAACACCAGCAGCAATAGCACTACCTGCCATCGCACCTTGACTTCGTGCTCCAGCGTCCGCCACGATACACTCTACGTCTTTTGCACTCTTTCCCTCGCCGTCCAGCGTTGCGGCACCTCCGATGTTTCTCACACCTTCAGCAGTGTATTGGTCACGTCTCCATTCTCTTCTAGTTTCAGTTCCACCACCAAACAATCCTTTCTTGTCTTTATCAAGACTCAGTGATCTCTGGGACTCAAGAATAGCAGGATCATTTGCTTTGTATTCGATTGTATATCCGTCCTTACCTGCTTCTATTTTATAAGAAGAATATGGAGTACCGCGTGGAATGTTAATGGTCGGGACCTGAATCCTATCAGGTTCTCTCCTAACCAAATGTCCCAACACACCGATGTGTGCAATCGCTACTATGCTGCCAAGACTAATGGCAGTCCACTTGAGGTAAGGTTTCATATCACATCTTGTATGGTGGTTGATCTGAATCGGTTACGATTTTGATTGGTCCTTGCTCGACTCTGATTGTTTGTGCAGGAGCAGTCTCCTTTGCAGCAGCAATCAGTCTTTCAAGGTCTGCCTTAGTGATGGCACCAGGTCCACCAGCAGCAGCGGCACCATTAGCACCGTTCATCTTCATCGTGCCATCGCCAGACTTCTTCGCCGTCTGGACACCGAAGGTGGCTAAAACACCGGTGAAGACACTGGCTATGAAGGTCGGATCGATTTTCTGCTGTGGTAATCCAGGAATGGTCACATAGTTAAGAGTAAGAATACCACCAGACCAAACTAGAATGCCCAGTCTTACCAATGTACTGAGAACCGCTAGTTGCTCATCAGCATCTTCAATCTTATCTTTTAATTTCCCTATGGGTCCTTTTGGTTTTTCCTGTTTTACTTCTTCAGACATGAGTCACCAGCAAAAGGCAACTTTATTTAGGGTTTTAGTTGTTCTACAGAGATTGTTGTTTGTTTAATTGAGTTAAATTTTCTACAGAGATCATCGCTTGACTGATGTTCCCATCTGTGATACGCATCCTTGAGAGACTGGACGTAATCATTTCCATCTGAGGAACGCATCTCCTCTGCAACAATGGACTTGATTAACACATCTCTTGTTAAATGTGTCATATGTAAATACTTGTTGTCCAACAACAGACTGCTACATTATAAGGTTGTAGAGTAATTGTCAAGCAGTCTGTCTTGGGTGTTCTTTCCCGAAATGTGACTGGGATGCTAATTATTTAGCAATAAATCCATTTTCAACCAACCATTCACGGGTCATAGGTGTGGGGTCATAATCAGTCCACATAGTCCCTGCGGCACAAGACTCAAGTGCTTTCGCGGTCATACCTTCTGTATGACCTGCCCAGTATGCTTCTTTCTCCCAAGGAATTGCCTTTGGTTGAGATTGATAAGCACTCTTTGCGATTGCCTGATACATACGAGGAACATCTTCTTGATTATGAATAATAGCAATGAAGTTGTTCTCGATTGTTCCTGCCATACAATCCTGTGCCGCGTGCCATCCTTCATGACGCATTACTGACATCATAGTACCAGGACGATGCATATGAGCAACATTCAGAAAGAAGTTGTTGCCTACAGTATGATAGACACCGCGATGTCCAACTGGGAAGTATCGCATGTCTGCTAGAAAAACCTTAGCTCCGACCTTATTAAGTGATCTGACGAGAGAGTTAAACTCATCAGCAACAATACTGTAATCAATATCAACCAGTTCCTCGTGTTTATTGAGGTCAGAAACCGTTTTGAGTTCTTGAACATAATCGGTACACTCTTGGAGTAACATACACCCCTGAGCATGAGGAGTGAAGAACTCATCGTCTTTGATTGGATCAGCAAGCACTGGAGCAGACATAGCAGCTGCTGCCAGCAGAGTCATAATAATCTTTTTCATATCAGAAAGGAGTAGAAGGAGTAGAGGGAATAGCACCACCAGTGGCATTAGGAAGTTCAGGCAGAGCAGCATCCATCATTGCTGGAAGTGCCCCTGCAATCGCCTCTGTTGCCGCTTTAGCAACACGCTCTTTGACACTTTCAGCGATAGCATCACGACGGAGATAAACAACCGTTCCTCCGCCGATGATACCAGCAGTTCCTACAAATGATAGAACTGCTAAAACATTAATTACCTTTTGCATAATAAGCCTCGTAGTATTTTACAATCCCTGCAGTATGCATGTTTCCTTGAGAAACCCATTCTTGAGCACACTCATAGATTGATTGATTTGAGTATTTAGGAAGTCCTCCTTCCAACTGATGACCAAACTTTGCTATAAGAACATTAAGACACTGATTTCTTACTTTCATCCTTGCGTCATCATAACGCCAATCATCGATGGACATTTTCTGAACCGCCTAGGAAATTTTCAGATCCACCAATGGGATCAAGTTGAGTGGTGGTCTTACCACTCTTTGTTGCTAGATCATACATCTCTTGATGGATATTAGCAGACTCTTTCGTCCAGTACTGACGATTCTCTGCTTCTTGTTTCTTGATCTCTGCTTCTTTCTCCATATAATCTTTCTGTTTTTCAGTAGGACACCCATATGAAGAGGAAAACCAATCATCAACTGGATTCATAATGGGAGCAGGAACACCAACATAAGAACCATATCCTTGAGTAAAGTGACCAGGACCACACTCACCAGGAGGTGCTTCCAATTTATCACAGTCTATGGTGTCTTCGTCAATGGCACACTCAATGTCCTTTTCGACGGGTGGCCAGTTGATTGCTGTAGCCGCTTTTCTTGAGAAGATTTGAATCGATTCTTTAAGTGATTTAATATTCATGCGAGAACAAGCTTCTTTGAGTAGTTATAAGAGTAAATCTCACGATTGCCCTTGATGCCCCATCCTAACCAATAATAGGCGGGAACCATGTATTGTTGGACACTTTTACCACTACCTTCAAATTCTGGAAGAACTTTCTGAAAGTGGATTTCATTAATCATATAACGGGTCTGACCCTCAAGCGAACTAGGATCACAGTTGTACTTATCACAGAACAGACCTAACCCCAGATAACGGTTCTCAGTGGTCCACTGAATGAGTCCGTACCCACCCCGATGGCAATCAGAGTAAGGAACTCTAGCCCCTCCCTCGCAAATGTTGGAATGGAACTTGCTTTCCTGTTTAATATTTCCCAGTATCGTTGCCAGGGCATTTTTATCCGTGATTCTAGTTTTGTCTTGGAGTTCAGAAAGAACAAACTGTTCTTCAGGTGTGCAGTCAATACACTTCCAGGTAGGAACATATGGTTCCACTGGAATACTAACAACTTCTTTTTGCTCCACTGCCTTAGTGGCACAAGATGCAGAAAGAAGTGCTACAGAAATGTAAGCAGCGATCCGTCTGAACATTAAAAAGGGGGCATAGTACCCCCGAATTATAGGTTATTCAGTTTTACTTGTCAAGAGGTGGGAACGTATGCAGGTTGCATCAGACCACCATCTGGACCATTGTCATCATCATCAACGTTTCCATCGGTCAATAGGGCAGCAAAGATAAACCCTCCTACCATGGAAGCTGCTATGACTAACATGTCGTTCACCATACACCTGGGATTACTTGACCAGTTGCAAGGTAAGAACCTACTGCTGCGATGAAACCAACCATCGCTGCGCGTCCATTCAGTTTTTCTGCGGATTCATTAAACATTGTTTTTTTCCTCTAGTGTTTTATTTGTAATGATAATTTTTTCACCGTCGTGAGTGAATTGTAATTCGTCGTCAGGATGCCACATCAACTCTTCATACATATCATCGAGTTTCTGTATATCCTGCCACAGTGCATCTGGATTTGGCATATCAAATAGTTCTATCTACTTCGTATATATCACCGAGAAAGTTCAAGAAAGAACTTGGTGTTATCACCAGGGGTGTTTTCGTAGATGGAACTGTTGCCATATGTCTTGTGGTCTTTGTATCCAACCATACGACCCTTCGTATTTTGAAGAGCAGACATGAATACAACAAAAAAGAATACTCCTGGGGCACCAATCAAAAGGGCACCGCCAATAACATAGTAAGTGAGAATTTCAAGAAGGGAGTTTTCCATCAGTAAGTTTCAGATAATTGTTCTACAGAATAGGATAGCAGTACAAAGAATGCAATGCTTGTGACGGTAAAAAGTGCTTCAGTCATCAGAAGATGCCGAAGAAGAAGTTACCAGTGAAGGCATATGAGATGAAACCAGAAACGATTCCCATCATTGCCCAACGACCATTATAGGTCTCAGCATATTGCTGTGGGGACTCAAGTCCCTTACGGTTGTAGGATTCTACTACCATTTGGGGTTCTTTGGCGAACAGATTCTGTTGTCCAAATTCGTTCGTCGTTACAGTCATTTACTTTATGTTGCAAATCTTTACATATT